CGGTCAAATGGAATGATTGAGGTGGGCGACCCCGGAGACGACGGTGACTTGGAGCTTTTTGAGGACACCGACGAGGAAGACGATCAGGAAGAAACGGAAGATTTGTCCGATGACGATGGCGACGATTCGGACGACGACGATTCTTCGGAGGAAGAGCCGGAAGAACTGAGCGCTGAAGATCAGCGCAAGCGGAACCGGTCCAAGCGTCAGACGCGACGTCAGCGAAAGCGTGGTGAGCGTGAGGCTCGCGAAAACCTAATCAAGTCTCAGAGCGAGACGATCCACCAGCTTCAGGAGCGTCTGGCTGCCGTTGAGAGCCGTCAAGGTTCTGGCGATCTGGCGCGGCTGGACAGCGCCATCGAGACGGCGAAGCGGAATATGGGCATTGCGCGCAGGCGTCGAGCTGAGGCTATCGAGAGTGGCGATTCAGAGGCGTTTGAGGCTGCGGATGAGGCCTTCCGTGAGAATGAGCGGGCGGCTATAGGTTACGAGAGCGTCAAACAGCGCTACGTTCAGGCCCAACGTCAGCCTCAGCCGACACGACCTGATCCAAACCTACAGCGTCACGCTCAGTCGTGGATGGACCGGAACACATGGTTTGACCCGAATGGATCGGATGAGGACAGCCGGATCACCAGCGCCATTGATGATGGATTGGTGGCTGAGGGCTGGAACCCGTCCACCCGTGAGTATTGGGACGAGCTGACAGCCAGAACGCGAGAGCGGCTGCCTCATCTGTTCGAGGGTCGCCAGCAACGCCAGCGCAAGAAGAGCCCTGTTCGAGGTGGTGGCAATGGTGGAGGCCGGTCTGGAGGCGCCGCAGCCCCTCTCACGGCGTTCGAGCGCGAGGCTGTTAAAAACTGGAAAGCGGCGGGCTTTACAGACGCCGAAATCCGCACTGAATTGAAACGCGCCCGCGCTAATCAGCGCTAGGGCTTGACGGAGCAAAAAAAATGGCTAAGAATACTGGGAAAGACGCGGATGAGATTCTCGACGATCTGTTGGATGTCGAGGATGGACCCGAGCAAGACGCAAGAGTTGCTTCCCGTGGGAACGTAGCTCGGACGAGGAATGCAGACGACCCTCGCGTCGCGACAGGTAGGGCACATGCCCGAGAGGAGCGACAAGAAGAACTGGATGATCTCGATGATATTGTCACCGATTTCACCTTTGATGTTCTTCCGAACCTGCCGCAGATGGATGGCTTTCATCTTGTTTGGCTTTCGACTACGAACCAGCAAGACCCGATCTACCGGCGAGAGCAGATGGGCTACGAGCCCGTTACGCCGGAAATGTTTGGGGAGCAAGGCTTCAAGCTGCGTAGCTTCGCAATGAAGTCTGGAGACTATCCGGGCGTTATCAGCATCAACGAGATGCTCCTGTACCGGATCAGTCAACGGCGCTACGAAGCGGTCATGAACCACTTCCACGAGAAGCAGCCTCTCGATAGCGAGGCAGCGATCCGGGAGGGAGCGGAGCAGATGATCCAACAGAGCGGCGGAGAAGGCAAAATCATTGCGGAGGGTTTCAATGAGCTGGGTCGGCCTACTGACCGGCCCGTCTGGTAACCTCTGAGTAGGAGAGAGCGCAATGCCTTCCACTTCTGAGCCGTTTGGCTTTCAAGCCGTTCGGACTGTAGATGGTGCAAAGCAGCCGCAGTATCAGATTTTCGATGGCGGGATTCCTTCCGCTTACGGCACGGCCATTTACTTTGGTCAGCCGGTGAAACTGGTAACCGGTGGCACCATTCAGCCCGCTGCGGTTTCTGACCGCCTTCTCGGTGTCTTTGCTGGCGTTGAATACGTCGATGCAGAGGGCCGCGTCCGCGTGTCCGAGCACTGGACAGCTAGCACCACGCTGCTGGCCGGTACATCCACCAAAGTTCGCGTCTACGTTGACCCGAACATCATTTACCGCGTCCAGACCGACGCAACGATGGCGCAGACCGCTATCGGTGATCAGGCTGACTCGGTTAACCCGACGAACAACTCGCAGGGGTATTCCACTGCGCAGTTGGATGCGACGTTGGTTGGGGCTGGCAACAACGCCCAGTTCCGCGTTATCGGTTTGTCGTCTGAAGAGGGCAACGACTGGGGCGATACCTACGTCAATGTGCTGGTTCAGATTTCTGAGCACGCATACGTCGCTGACGCTGCTGCGATCTAAGGAGGGTTGAACAATGCCTATTATGACATCGACCCAATTTAAGTCGATTGTAGAGCCGATCATGAACCGTGAGTTCAACGGCGTCTACAACCAGCGTGCCGATGAGTACAAGGCGATCTTTAAAGAAGAAAAAGGGATCGCACGCAACTACCATGAGGAACCAGTGCTTTTTGGCTTCGGCTCGGCACCGGAACTGCCTGATGGTACTGCGGTTACCTACCAATCGGGTGGTGTCCTGTACATCGCTCGTGCGTGGTACAAGGTCTACGGTCTGGCGTTCGCGCTGACCAAGGTTCTTGTCGAAGATGGTGACCACATCCGCATCGGCAGCGTCTACTCCCAGCACCTCGCTCAGTCCATGATCGAGACGCGGGAGACCACTGCAGCGAACATCTTGAACCGCTCGTTCAACAGTTCGTACACCGGTGGTGACGGCGTGTCTCTGGTCAACACTGCTCACCCGACCCGTTTCGGCACTCAGTCGAACCAGTTGGCGACCGCTGCGAACCTCTCGCAAACGTCACTTGAGCAGATGCTGATCCAGATTCGCAAGATGACGGACTCGACTGGACGTAAAATCCGCATCACCCCGCAGAAGCTGGTGGTGTCGCCGGACAATATGTTCCAAGCCGAGACCATCCTGAACTCGGTTCTGCGTCCGGGTACTGCCAACAACGATGTCAACCCGATCAAATCGATTGGGCTGCTTCCGGGCGGTACTGCTACCCTGTCCCGCCTGACGTCTTCGACGGCTTGGTGGGTCCAGACGGATGCTCCTCGCGGTCTGATGATGATGAACCGCCGGAGCATGGAACGCTCGATGGAAGGTGACTTTGAGACCGATTCAATGCGGTACAAGGCCACTGAGCGTTACGTTCCGTTCTGGGTTGACTGGCGCGGCGTGTTCGGCACGGCGGGTGTCTGATCTAGTGGGGGCCGGTACGCTGGCCCCCGCGCAACTCTGAGGAGAAAGACATGACACACGTTTCTGACGGCCTTCGCATCGGCGACGCATATTACGGGCGTGCAGTGGGTTCTGATCCTGCTGGACGTGAGGATCGTGGCGTTCCGTCCATGACGGAGACCTCAATTCTCGTCCCAATCGAACTTGGCGCTCCTGCAGCGGCAGACCCGGATGGAATTTGCGTGAACCAGTCCACGACTGGCGCAGCAAGCCTGACCATCACCGGTGCTCTGGCGTCTAATGGTGTGGCTACGTTCGACGTTCCTCGCACGGTGTCTATGACATCGACGGCGAACGAGAGTGGTGTGACGTTCACCATCACCGGCACGGACAAGTATGGGGCAGCTCTTGTTGCTGATCTCGCTGGCCCGAACAACACCACTGTCAACACGCCTCAAGCGTTTAAGACGGTGACTGCTGTTGCCGTTGATGGCAACCTGACTTCGACGCAGGTCGATGTTGGTTCCTCTTCGATTCTCGGTCTCCCGTACCACCTGTTGAATGCGGGCAAGATTCTTGGTATCACTGAGGACGGCCTCACCGCCACCGGCACCATTGTCGCTGGTTATGGTGTGACCGAAGTTGCAACAGCCACGACCGCCGATGTTCGCGGGACTTATACTCCCGAGAGCACGCTGAACGGCTCCGTTTACGTTAGCCTCCTGATGGTCGCTGACGGGTCTTCCAAGGCCAGTGCTTACGGGACGGATCAGTACGGCGGCTAACAGGAGCCGACATGACTGATTCTGCCCAAGCAGACACAAACAAGCGCCCTGTCGCGATTATCGCGATGGGGCGTTCGTATAACGACTGGAACATGGCGCACTGGATGCGGACGAACGCTGGCGCGATCCCGGATAATGTTGAAGTCTGGGGTGTGAACGCGGTGGCCCGGACTTTGAAGGTTGACCGCCTGTATCACATGGACCCGGTCGGCATGTGGTTCGATGGGATAACGCACACGAAGGACACTGAGGCGCACGGTCGAGAGATGACGGTTGAGCCTTGGCCTCAGATGGCGGAGGCTCTGGCCGGTCTAGAGGTTCCGATCTACACGGCCAAGCCTGATGATCGTGTTCCCTCCAGTGTCCGCTATCCGCTTGAAGAGGTGATGGAGCACGTTAAATTCCCGTACTTCAACACGACGGTGGCCTACGCTATCGCGCACGCGATCTTGGAGGGCCGACCGAAGATTTACCTGTTCGGGTGTGACTTCACATACAGCGACATGATTATCGGAGAGGCCGGTAGAGCGTGCGCTGAGTTCTGGATGGGATACGCTTATAGCAGGGGTACGGAGCTTTATGTGCCGGGTTCTTGCACACTTCTCGACAACTGGCGGCCAAATCGTGTACTATACGGCTTTGGCCAAACGCTGGAGGATATGACGAATGAAACGGGTTCGGGTAACAGCGACGGCGACGGGGGCAAGTGACGCTATCGTTGTCGATCAGTACAATGGCGAGTTTAATCTTGGCCTGTACCTGACGACGACTGGCAGCGCCGCCGGGACTATTCAGGTGTCCGCCGATCTGGATATGGATGGCGTATCTACCCCCACATGGATTGATACGTCTCTATCGACGACTGGCAACAACAAGGTCCTCAACACGACGATCCCCTGCCGTGCGGTGCGCATGAACGTTACCGATGACACCGGGGGCTTGACGCTGACGGTTGTCCAATCAGGGAGAGACTGATGGTCGGGCTGGGCTCGTCGAAGAATAAATGGGCAGAAGACGCCGCTGAAATTTATGCCCGTTTTTCTCTGAACGTCTATAAGAGGACGTAGCATGGCCACTTCAGGTACATACGGCGCGACGACCATCGACCAGCGCACATTCATTGAGCAGGCCGCGTCTGTCGCTGGCCTCCCTAAGCAGGCGCTTACGCGCGAGGTTTTGACTGACGCTCGGTTGGAATTGTATCAAATGTTTTCCCTGTGGGGCGCGCGGGGCATCAACCTATGGACGGTTGAAGAGACGCTGATCCCGCAAGTGCAGGGCAAGGTCGCTTATACGCTGCCGACCGGGACGATTGGCGTCTTGAAGGTCCTGCGCCGGGAGCTGACGTCTCAGGGGACGACAGGCGGGACGTCGAGCGCTGGGGGCACGGTTGCGAACGCCTTTGACGGCGATCTTACGACCGTCTGCACGCAAACGAGCGCTGACGGCAATATCAGCTACGATATGGGCTCTGCGGTGTTTGTGGATCACGTCGGTATCTGCCCGAACGGCACGGCGACGTACAATCTGATCTGGGAATACTCGACGGACAACGCGACGTGGAGCGCGGCGCTGGACACAGCCAGCACGAGCTACACGGATAATGAGTTCACCTATTACAGCATCAACGACCCAAAGAGCGCGCGGTACTTCCGCGTCCGCGAGACGGGCGGCGCTACGCTGGACGTTCGGCAGATCGTTTTCGGCAGGAGCCCGGCGGACTCAGAGATCACCCGCCAGAACAAGGACGACTACTACAATCTGGCAGACAAGCGCTCTCAGAGCGATCCGACGCTGTATTGGTACGATCAGCAGGAAACGCCGAAGATGCACGTCTACCCGGCCCCGCAGTCCAGTTTTAAGCTGTTCTCGGTCTGGCACACGCGCCACGTCGAAGACCCCGGCGATTTTACAAACACGCTTGCGATTCCGCAGCGCTGGCTCGATGCTGTGAAGTGGGAGCTGGCTTACCGGATCGCATGCCACCAGCCGACGATCCCGATTGACCAGAAGAATTTCCTGAAGGTTCAGGCGGCTGAGACATTCAAGATTAACAGCGATGATGAACGGGACCGATCTGACCTGTTCCTCGCGCCAGACATCTCCAGCTACACGAGGTGACCGGTGCCTAAATTCCTCTCGACATCGACGGCAATTGCGATCTGCGACCGGTGCAGGTTCAAGATGCCGTATCACGATCTGCGCCCAGACGGCAATTCGCCGGGTTTGCGCGTTTGTGAAAAGTGCTATGATCAGAAAGACCCATACCGGCTGCCAGCTCGGAAGACGGAGAACTTCAACCTCCGGTTCGCGCGGCCTGAAGTGAACCCGGTTACGCCGATTCCTGTCGGGATTGGCTTCAACGATGAGGGGTTTGTTATCGGTGATCAGGAAGATGAATACTTCCTGCAGGTAGGCGAGGAAGAGTGATATGGCGGTCTCACGCGCACTGACGGATTTCCCAGAGGCCACAAGTCTCTCCGGCACTGACCTCACGTTCGTTTACCAGAGCGGTGTGGCGAAGTATGCGACCGTCAACACATTCCTCGCTGGCGTTGACACGCTGACCCTTTCGACGCTGACCGTGACTGGGACAGCCACGATCAACAATTTGGTCCTGACAACGGCCCTGCCGGTTACCTATGGAGGCACTGGTGCGACTACGGCAGCGGATGCTCGCAGCAATCTTGGCCTTGGCACGATGGCGACGCAAGCGGCTAGCAGTGTGGCTATCACTGGCGGCACGGTCACTGGCATCACCGATCTGGCGGTCGCTGACGGCGGCACTGGGTCATCTACGGCGGCAGACGCTCGGACGGCTCTTGGACTGGCTATCGGCACAGACGTTCAGGCCTATGACGCGGGCCTTACTGACATTGCTGGTTTGGCTGTCACTGACGGCAACATCATTGTGGGTGATGGAGCTAACTGGGTGGCCGAAAGCGGCGCAACGGCAAGGGCTTCCCTCGGTCTCACCATTGGCACAGACGTGCAGGCCTACGACGCTGGGCTCGCCGACATTGCTGGGCTCGCCGTCACTGATGGAAACGTCATTGTGGGTGATGGAGCTAACTGGGTGGCCGAAAGCGGCGCAACGGCCCGAGCTTCCCTCGGCCTTACCATAGGCACAGACGTTCAGGCATACGACGCAGGGCTCGCAAACATTGCGGGCCTCGCTGTCACTGATGGAAACATCATCGTGGGCGACGGTGCGAATTGGGTCGCTGAGAGCGGCGCAACGGCGAGAACGTCTCTCGGTTTCACTGACCCTGTTTTAGATAAGGACGCGCCCGGTACAATCGGGGCGACGACGCCAAGCAGCGGTAAGTTCACGACGCTGGAGAGCACGGACGCGATCCACACCCCCGGCGGTGAGAAGGGTAACGCTATCGGCTCGACGGGTGGAGGAACGCAGGACATCGATCTGGATAACGGGCGCGTTCAGTCTCTGACGGTGGACACGAGCGCCAACACATTCACGTTCAGCAATCCGGCGGCCTATGACTGGTTTACGCTGATCATCACGAACGGCGGTTCACAGACTGTCAACTGGCCTCTTTCAATTAATTGGGCTGGCGGCTCGGCTCCTAGCCTTACTGCTGCTGGAGTAGACATCATCACTTTTGTGACCAACGACACCGGAACGACTTGGTACGGGTTCGCTGCCGGTCTTGATATGCAGTAGGAGATCGCAATGATCGACACTAAGTATGCGCGCGTCGCAAAGGTCGTTGACGGGGCTGTAACTGGCCACGGGACACTATCTTCGATCTACCCAAGCGCTTCTTGGAAGCGTGAGATGACCGAAGAAGAACTCAACGGCATGGGTTTCTACCTGATCGAGAGCAAGGAGTACGGGCGCTTCCAAGAGAGCATCGCGACTGAGCCATATTTTCAGGTTGGTAGCGTTTTCGACAATCAGGTGGCGGATAAGCCGCTCGACGAGGCGAAAGATGAGGCTATTTCTGAGATAAAGGCGTTGTTTGCTGAGTATGTTGCGGTGGGCGTCACTGTCGGCGGGGTTGACATCGACACGTCGCCTGCAGCGCAGATGGAGGTGGCGAATCTCCACGCTGACGTCCAGCGGCGCGGGGGCTCTCGATTGTTCGTCACTCGATCCGGCGCAGAGGTGACCGCCGATCTGGACACAACTACGGCGATCTTAGATGCTGTTGCGGCGCACGTTGACAGATGCCGAGAGAATGAGGCGATGCTGCGCCGTCAGGTAGCAGCCGCGACCTCAATAGAGGATTTAGAGGCGATACGCATGAATGATGGGTGGACTGATTTGGAGCCCATTGATGTCTAAATTCTCCGGCAATTCGGCGCTCGCTGGGGCCGCTGGAGGCGGCGTGGAAGCCACGGTGACCTATTATGACAGCCCCGGTCCGAATACATATACAGCGGCTAACACTGGAAATTATGCTGTCTTCGTCGTTAGTGGTGGCGCGGGAGCGGGTGGCGATAATGGCGGCGGTGGTCCCGGTGGCTACGTCTCCTATGGCGAAGTTCCTTTAACAGCCGGGACGCCGTACCCTCTTACAGTTGGTGCGGGCGGTGCTGGTGTGCCTGCCGGAATACCTATTGGCAACCCCGGCGGGGCGAGCACATTCAATCCCGGTCCCGCACAGGTTACGGCGGCTGCTACGCAGGGTGCTTATCCTCAGTCTGGCGGCTCCCCGCAACCGTTCGGTGGCACAGGTGGAGGTGCTGTGACTATCTCTGCCGGAGACGGCGGCACGAACGGGGCAGACGGCGGATTCAGCCTCAATTATGGCCCAACTCCGGGTCCGCGACTTTACGGCGCAGGTCAAGGCGCTCCTTATGGGACGGCAATATCTAGCATCAACACCTACCTTCCAGCCCCAGAGGCGGTGAGCGCGGGTGCCGGTGGTGACGGTGGGCCTGACACACCTCCCGTTGGGCCGGGGCCTTACCAAATCCCCTCAACGTACTGGGCTTCTGGCGGCGGAGGCGGCGGCATCGTAGCGCCCGGAGCGCCTAACAATCCTGTGTCTGGGACGCGGGGCGACAACGCTGGCGCGTTCGGCGGTACAGGATTTGGCGGTGGTGGCGGCGGCGGCCCCGGTAATTCGGGGCCAAGAGGTGGTGGCAGCGGCACCGGCGGTCTGATAATAGTTGTGGGGCCTATCTGATTCGAGCAACGGGAGAACATCATGGATATTCGCATTGGTGCCGCCCGGCACTTTTTCGGCACGTTCGGCTACCTGCCGACCGACAACCTTATTCCGACCGAGTGGTCATCGCAGATTTTTAGCCGGATGACCTCCGCTGAGAAGTTGGCTGAGGCGGACGCTCTCGGCGATGAGCAGTGTCCGTCGTCCTATAGCTGGTACTCTGACCCTATGGTCGAGTGTCTGCTCGCGGCCATGACGCCAATTATCTCTGACGCTACGGGTCTGTCGCTTCTGCCGACGTATAGCTATATCCGCACCTATAAGCGCGGGGAGACGCTTGCCCCGCACAAGGATCGCCCGAGCTGCGAAATCAGCGTGACGGCCAATCTTGGCCAGACCGGAAGCTGGGAGTGGCCGATCTGGGTGCGGCGCGATGACGATATGGGTCACGATATCCCTGTCAGCATTCAGCCCGATGCCGGGATGATATATCGCGGGTGTGAGGTGACCCACTGGAGGGATGCCCTGAAGACGCCGCGCAAGGACGATTCTCAGGTTCAAGTGTTCTTGCACTACGTCAATCGCAACGGCCCCTGTCAAGGGTACGCGTATGACAGGCGGGATGGCTTGACCATTGAACTGCTTGACGGAGTGTCTATCGAGCAGTTGGAGGGTCTGCATGTACGTCAGGCATAATCACGCCGGGCAGATACTGACCACGGCATTCTCATCTGACTGGTATAGATTTTACCCAGCATATTTTTCGCCAGATCAGGTAAGGCGCATCCGCACAATCTGCGAAAAGGGCGAAGAGGAGGACGCCAAGACTTATGGTTCTAAAGGCCTGAACCCGAAGGTGCGAAAGAACAAGATTTCTTGGCATTCAAACGAAGAGTTGTTTGGTATGATCAGCCCGCTGATGTCGGAGGCGAACCAAAGCTCGGGCTGGAACATTGACATCACGGCTATCGAGCCCTGCCAGTACACGATCTACTATGACGACAACAACCACTACCATTGGCACTCGGACACTATCGTTGAGGACGCGATGCTCCAGCCGGGCGCTCAGGGCGTTCTGGCCGGAACAGTCCGAAAGGTGAGCTGCGTCATCCAGCTAACCGACCCGTCTTCCTACGAGGGCGGTGAGTTCGAGTTCCTTCAGGGAAAAGAGCGGGACGGCGATCTGGATGGCGACGGATTTATGAAGTACGAGCCGTTTTCCGTTCCGCAGTTCCGCCAGCTCGGGACTGTTCTGTTCTTCCAGAGCCAGACATTCCATCGGGTGAAGCCGGTGAAGTCAGGCACGCGAAGGTCTCTCGTTTGCTGGTTTCGCGGCCCCCCTTGGCGCTGAGGCAGGTGATCCTTGCAGTCAGGGGCCGGAGCTGGTATTTTTTAGGGAAACGCGCCCTCTGGCTGCGAGGAGATATCTATGACCGATACCGCGACAGCTCGGAATGACCTCCGAAAGCAGTCACTAGCATCAAACCGAGGCACTTGGGGCGACCCGAACCTGAACGAGGTTCTGGATAGCATCGACGAAAGTCTTGACGGCTATGTTGAGATCGCCGTCACGGGTTCTGACGTCACGCTGACCACGACCAATTACAGCACAAACGAGGCGCGGCAGCGGATGCTTAAGATCACCGGCACGATGACCGCTGATCTGAGTGTGATTATCCCGGACGTTGAGAAGTGGTACATTGTCTGGGATGCGACGACGCGCGACGGCAACACGCTCACGTTTAAAAACACCAGCGGCACCGGCGTTGAGCCTACGAACGCGCAGCGCCAGCTTATTATGTGTGACGGTAGCGAGGTCTACCGCGTTGAGGCTGGGAACAGCCTCTCAAGCATCGATCCGCCGACATCGGACGTCAGTTTTGCCGGTTACAAAATCACCAACCTCGGGACGCCGACCGACCCGTCTGATGGGTCCAGTAAGGCGTATGTTGACGCGCAGATTTCGGCGGCCTCTATCCTCCCCCTTACGGCGGATTGGGGCGACACGACGACTGGAACTACGGTTCAACGTCGCCGCGACACGGCAGCAAACGTCGCCGGATATACTGGCTCTGCCGGTGAAATTGTGGTGAACACCACGCGCAACACAGTTCATGTCTTGGATGGTTCCACGGCAGGCGGTGTTGAAAGCGCTCGTGCCGATCTGGATAACACGGACGCTCTAGGCCTGATCGTGGCCTTTTCGTAGGAGATAAGAATGGCGATTACTTTTGGACGGTCTACCCTCTCTCTTGCGACAGGGCTGATCACAAGCACTGGGGCTCTGGTTTACACCTGCCCAACCACTGCGTCATCCGTGACTATTATGGCCGCGCAGGTCGCTAACGTGGATGGGTCTAACGCTGAGAGCGTCGATTTCGCACTTGATGTTGGCGGTGCCGGGACGACGATCCGTTACTACGCGAAAGACCTGAACCTCGCCACTGGCGCTGCAATCAATTTGTTGGGTGGCAATCACGTCCTCGCGCCAAACGACAAGCTGCGAGCACGCTCCGACACTCCAAGCGGCGCGGATTTGATCGTCTCGTACACCATCAAGTCTTAGGAGGGCTGAATGGCTGGGAAGCAACTTACCGGCTCCAAGGGCGCTGGCATTGTCATCAATCCATCCTCTCCGGGGGTTTATGGGATCGATGCGGTGGCTGAGGCTGGGATTGAGGCAGCGGTTTCTCCTTCGACCCTCACCAACGCCCTCACGCTCCAATCGCCATTTGACAACAGCGTAACGCTGACCTCTTCCGATTCCTCATGGCAGACCACTGACGGTGGCATTCCGGCGGCGACTGAAATCATTCGCATGCACGTCTTCGGACCCGGAGGTAATGGTGGTACGCAGGGCGAAGGCGGTGGTGGTGGCGGTTGTGCTATTAAGACTATTTATCAGGCGGGGGGGCTTGGCCCGGCCACATTTAACATTACAATCGGGACTTCCGGTGCTGATACGACGGTAACGTCACCTCTTCTCGGCGCGACGTTGACGGGCGGCGCTGGCGCTAACGGGCCTAGCCCGGCACCCGGCGTTGGGCCTATTGCGGGCGGCGCTGGCGGAAGCGCTTCTGGCGGTGACTGGAACTATACTGGCGGAGCTGGCGGAGCCCGAGCCTATCCCGGCCCCGGCTGGAACGATAGCGGTGGGGGCGGTGGTTCTGCTTCGTACTTCGGCAATGGCGGGGCCGGTGGCGACGGTCAGAATGGTGGTTCGCCGACGCAGCACCGTGGTGGTGGTGGCGGCGGCTGGGGCGGCGATGGCAGTGAAACTCTCCAATCAGCGAGCGATGGAGGTTCGGGCGCTGGCGGCTCGATCACGACAGCGATCCGGCAGGATACTGCCATTAGCGGCGCGGCCTTTAGGGGCATTGGCGTTACTTACGGCTTAGATGGTACAGATGGCACATTTCAAGACCCCGGCACGGGCGGCGGCGCGAGGGGCCAGAAGGCACCTGCGGGCAATGGCGGCACAGGCGGCGATTATGGCGGCGGCGGAGGTGGCGCTGGTGGAGAGGCTCCGGGCAATATCTACACGGGCGGCGCTGGTGGCATCGGGGGCGGCGGCGGCGGCGGCAACAATGGCGGCAACGGCGGCCTTGGCGGCGGCGGCGGCGGTGCTGGTCCGGGCAGAGCGGCGGGCACTGGTGGGGCTGGCTTTGTCGTTGTGGAGTGGAACTGATGACGAGCTACGCGAACCTGACTGCCGATATCAAAAGCTGGACCCAGAACCAGAGCGCGGAGCTGTCCGCTGAGACGGATCAGATCATTGCGAACTGCATGGAGCGAATCGTGCGTGACCTGCCGATCCAGCCATTCCTAAAGCAGGACACGGCGTCATTCACGATTGGTAGCAGCACTATTTCTCGACCTAACAGCTCTCGCTTCGTCGAGATGAGGGAGTTCAGCTATGTGGACGCAAGCAGCAACTACGTCCGGCTTGAATACCGTCAGGAATCCTTCGTCAAAACTATTTACCCGAATGCGAGCACGCAGGGCTCGCCGGTTTACTATTACACGGATACGGCTGGAACGTGGCGCGTGGGTCCAGTCCCGGATGCGGCACTGACATATACGCTTGAGTATCTGCAGCGCCCGGTTCTGGATGGCACCACCACGACGAACTGGCTGACAGACAATGCGTACAATCTGCTTCTGGCTGCCGCCCTCGCTGAGGCTGCCAGATTTGTCCGAGACCAGCGCCAGCCGAATCTTCTCGAAGTGAATGAGGCTATTTACCAGCGCGAGCTGGCGAAGGTTAAGGAAGCCGAACTCGGCTTTGAACTGGACGGTCGGAAAATCTGATGCCGCTATCAACGATCCAATTTAAGCCGGGCGTAATCAAGGATGATCCTGAAGACGGCATTCCGGGCTTCGCCACGGACGCTGAGAAGATCAGGTGGGTTCGTGGCTCTCCACAGGCGCTGGGCGGCACCGAGCGCGCTGGAACTGATACAATACCCGGCATCACACGGTCTCTCTATTCCTATACGACCACCGAGGGTGACACCTACGGCATTTTCGGGTCCAGCACGAAACTGGTCTGCTTCGATGGCGTTCGGGTGTGGAACATCACGCCGATCCGGGCAACAGGCACGCTCGGGACAGACCCTATCACTACGACGGCAGGAGGCGGAGCTGGCCAGTCCGTAACAGTCACAGTGGCCGACACCGCTCACGGGGCGCTGCGAGGCGATACGGTCTATTTTCGGGGCGTTACGGGCTTCGACAACATCACTATTGGTGTGGCCGGGGGCACACTCGGCACAAACCCGTTCACAACGACGGAAAACAGCCGTCTTGTGGTGGTTTCCGATACAGACCACGGGATGAGCGATGGGGACATTGCGCGCTTTACCGGGGCGTCAGCGGTAGGGGGAATAACCATTGGCGGTGCGGCGAGTGGGACGGCTTTTGGCGCTTCACCATTTGCTACGACAGAAGATTCGTTTGTCGTGGTCATTACCCTTACCAGTCATCCCTTCTTCACGGGGGACACCATCACCATTTCATCAGCGTCAGCGGTTGGAGGCATTACGCTGGACGGCGATTATGTGGTCACGGTTGCTGATGCAAACACGTTTAGCGTCGTTCATACGTCTGCAGCCACGTCTACAGCGACGGGCGGAGGCAGCCCGACGTACTCATATGAGCGGCCCTACTCTGTTTGGGTGCTTAACGACGATTCATACCTTATCATGCACCCAGAGGCGGCGACGTCCGGTGCGGACGGTGGTGGTGGATCGGTCGCCTACGAATACTGCATCGGCTATGAAGTCACCGGCGTCACGGACGCGGACAATTATACTATCTCCGTCGCGGCGTCTGGTGCTCAAGCGGGGGCGACAGGAGGCGGGAGTTCGGTGGAGGTGGAGTATGAGATCAATGTCGGCCTCGCGGACGGTATCGGAGGCAAAGGCTTTGGTCTTGGGGGTTTTGGGCAGGGTGGTTTTGGCCTCAACGAACCCGATGAAGATGTTACTGACCCGAGAGTCTGGTCAATTGATAGCCGGGGCGACTACGCGTATGCGAGCCCCTTGGGTGGCACGATCTACGAGTGGACGCGCTACACGTCGTATCGGGCGAAAGCTCTGACGAACGCGCCCGCCCGCGTGAACTGGTTTATCGTCACGGATCAGTTCAATCTGATGGCGTTTGGCTGCACGAATAACGAAGGCACATATCAGCCCATGCTGATGCGCCACAGTGACGCGACAAACCCGAACGTATGGGCTCCGAACGTGGCCAACACGGCTGGCGATCTGGGGCCGCTCGGAGAGGGATCGTTTTTCGTTGGCGCGAGCAATTCACGCAACAGCGTTCTGGCGTGGAGCAATACAGCGGTTTATGGCCTGACCTATACGGGGCAGCTTGATCGCCTGTATCAGGACACGCTTATCGGAACCGGGTGCGGCCTGATTGGTCCGAATGCGGCTGTGGTGGACGACGGTTCAGCGTATTGGATATCGCCGCAGCGTTCGTTCTTCAGTTATCAGGGCGGCGCTCCTCAGCACCTTCTAAACCCAAACCGCAAGTGGTTCGAGGATCAGATGCCGGTGGGGCAGAACTACAAGGTCTTTGCCGAGGTTGATAACTTGTATCACGGCATTTTCTTCTTCTTCCCGACGAGCCAGACAGGCGACTGCGACACTTACTTAAGATGGGACGTACTGGAAGACCCGAGCGGCTTCCTTGGCTGGTCAAACGGGACATGGGACCGCACGGCGTGGCTGGACAATCTGGTGTTTGATAAGCCAATTGCCGTTGCGAGTGATGGGAAAATTTACTACCACGAGCAGGGGCTGGGCGAGAATGGCGATGCGGTAACGCGCCGCATCGTTTACGCTCCGATTGAGGCAGAAGACGGCGAGAGCACGATTGATATTGCGCGCTTTGTTGTTTCGGCCAATATCACCGGCACTCTTTACATGACCGCCACGTTCAAATACTGGCCGCCGAACGCTGACGTTGTAAAGGGGCCGTTTACGCTGCAGGACAGCATCGCGTATCCGACGTCGAACTCGAAGGTTGTTGATACCGACGCGAACGGCAGGCAGGTGGAAATCAAGTACGAAAGCACTGGCGCGACCGATTACTGGCGCGTGGTCCGCACTCGGGCAGATATCGCGAAAGGGACCGGCAGATGACGACGCTTCCATTGCCGCCGCAGCCGCCAAGGGATTTGCCTCCTGAGCTGCAATCGTATATAAATGAGGTCTACGCATGGCAGCTTGAGGTCACGCGGGTAGTCCAAGATCAGGTGTTGAAGGTACTTCGAGAGTACCAGAACAAGAATGATCCTGTTGAAGTCCCGCCAGCAACCGTAGCAGAGCTGACATCGACAAACCCGAAGTTCAAGCCGGGGACGCCATCAAACGGCGGGACGCGCTTGGCCTACGCAACAGATGCGACTGGCGGAGCGGTATTGGTGTTTTCGGACGGATCAGATTGGCGGGATGTTGATGGAAGGGCGATTGTGTCATGAGGATCGCAGGGCCCATTTCGGTTGCATATGACGAAAACGGTCAGCCCGTTTTCAGCGGCGCTGATAGCATTTACGACCTATCTGGGGGGGCGTTTTCGGATTATTCCGGGAATAAGTTTGCCGGGCAGCGCCTGAAGGACGTTACGGCGGCGAACCGTGGCTACATGATGGGCCGCATCCCTGAGATGGTCTATTACGATGAAAGCAGCGGTAAAGACCCGACTTGGCGCATCAGGGATACATACGAACAAGACGCAGAGAGACTCTTTAATTTATACCGGGGGTCAAGCGGCTCCGGTATGCGCGGGTCCGAGGTGCTGTCGCCAGCGGTTGGCGGAAAGCAATTGATGGGGATATACAACGATCTGAGAAGCTCCGGTGTCAAGCCAATGGGCGGTTTGACGCAGGCTGGCTTGCAGGCAGCGATGGACGATCCTCGTTTTGGCGTGAACCGGGCTCAGAACTATCTGTTGGCGAATAAATTCCGTGGCTTTAAGGGGCAGTTTGGACGGCAGGATGATCCGAACGCTGAGACTTTCCAGCAGTATATCGACCGCACGGGCCAGAGAGGCGCGCTGGACCGGTATATGAAGCACGTCAACAGCCAACAGCTTGGCGATTTCTCGAAGTTCTACGCTGAAAACTATGGCGACGCGGCGGGCATGGGTGACCACCAAGGCCCGCAAAACACGTCCGATCTTCCTGTTGGTCTGGACAATCCGGTAGGAGCTGCTATGGCGATGTTCGGTGGTTACACTGACCCTACAACCGGTCAGTTTATGGGTGGGGCAAAAAGTATCCCCCCGACTGGGCCAACTTTGGGCATACCTCAGCTCTTTAGCGGGGCCTTGGCGGCAGTCACTGGTCACGACAAAGACCTCTGGGGTTGGGGCGGAGGCTGGACGGACGGCAAGGGTGGCAGCGGTTATGACGCATCGCAGGAATTTGGCGCTGGCTATGAGCAGCACGGACCACACAGCGCGGACGGTGGTCCGGGCATGGGTTATGGAGAATAGAGATGGGTCTTAACGACACTAATGCCTCGACTGGCGACTTCGGAGGCTACGGGGAAACTAGCGTTGCCTCAGAAATGGCCGCTGGACTTAGTGGTATGGGCATTGGGGATGGAACAGTCAATGCGCCCAGCTTTGACGGAGGCCCCGGCCAAGGCCAAGGCAACGCGGAGCGTGAGCTTCCCCCGTGGCAGCGCGGGATCGACTATAATGGCGACGGCGAGCCGGACAGCAAGGATGAGCTGACATCTGCTATTATGGCGGAACTGTTCGGCCTCGACCCGCAGGCTGACCCGAATGCGTTCCTGTTCGGGATGCAAAACTACTACACGCCGCAGAGCTACGCTGACTATGCCCACGGTATTGGCGCGCTGCCTCGCGATGAGCGTTACGGCTACAACCCGATGTTTAACGCGGCTGCAGCGAATGAGTTCGGTTTCGACGGTTATTTCGGGAACACCGGACCCGGCCCGTCGTTCCAACAGCATCTGGATGCCACCGGCCAGCGCGAAGCTTTCGACCGCTGGAAGGGGACGGTGCCTCGGTATATGCTCAGTGAATCGGAAGGCGGCACGGGCGCGCTCAATCGCTACATGCGCTCGTATCAGGCTTCTATGGGTTCGCCGTATGCGTTCACGCCGAACGTCCGGCATCCTTCAGCGCAGCTCGCTTACGGTGATTACCCGACGATCCAGCAAGAAATCCCCGAATGGTTCCGACCGGGCGGTGAGGTCCCGGGGCCATACATCGGTCCCTTCCCAGAGGAAGAGGTCGAGGTGGAAGAAACCACAATGCGGAACGGCGGCGCTCTCAAGCGGTGCTACGCTGGCGGTGGTATGGTGTCCGCTGGTGGCCCGCAGATGCGCCCGGCTACGCGCGGCGCTCTGACCCTGATGGCCTCACAGTTTGACGGGGGCAGAGACGGCGGCAGTGGCGCGATCCGTGGCCCCGGCACAGGCCGGAGCGACAGTATTGACGCGGTGATGCAAGAAACCGGCGAGCCGATCAAGGTCGCCAACAATGAGCATGTGATCACGGCTGACGTCGTCGCCGCCCTTGGGGATGGATCGTCGGACGCTGGCCATGCTATACTAGATGACATGATGCGAAATGTGCGTGAACAGTATATCGCGCGATTGCAGTCTCTGCCGGACCCCGGCGTAACATACGGTTAAGGAGCGAATTATGGGCATTCTTGATATGCTGTTTGGGTCTGGGCAAAAGACGACGACGACATCTCCTAATTTTGGGCCGTTTGAACCGCTGGCGCAGGACCTGAGCCAGCTTTCGCAGTTCCTGATCAACCGCCCGAACGTGCCTTATATGGGGCCGCAAATCGCGGCTCCGTCA